CAGCAAATCCGCGAACACCAGCACCACCAATGGCAGATGAATCAAGCATTTCCCTGCGCCATCCCAATGCATAAAATGCAGATGACTCAACAAGCTTGGTAAAGTTTAACCATTGGTCTGATGGTCTGTTGCTTTGGTGCGCTTTTAGACTGCCACCATTCTTAATGTATCGGATCAATCCAGAATCCATTAATTGTGTTTGCAATCTGCCATCAGATCCTGGTGTTGGATTGACAATGCTGTTGCCCATGTCTTGCCGACCAGATTCGTTTGATTCCACCAATGTAAGTGCGCTGTTTACTTTTTCAGCAATCTTTTCTGCATCGCGAGTTTCTGCTAAATCATACCAATCAAGAATTGCCGCTGCAACCGATGGCTGACCCCGGCTTTGACTGAACCATTCCAGATCACCGATGTGAATCATGCTGTTTGCATTAACATCACGATGCCCGTCTTTGTTTGATTCGTCTTGCACGCGATATGCAATTGGTTGCATAAATTCATCAACAATCACGCCAGCAAAGATGCGCATTCCCTTGTAACGGCCATCTGTGACTGTATGGCCACCATTCAATCCAAATGATCCGACCCTGTGCGCTTCTAAATATTGTAATTTTGGAAATCCTGTTTTGGCGTTTTCGGTCAAGACAATAAAGTAATCACCATCAACATCGATGGTCTTTGATCCCAGCCAAGCAGACTTGCGAAATGAAAAAGCACTTCCGCGAGTATCAAGTAATCTGTCAATTTTTACAAAGTCTTCTTCAACAGCCATCGCAAATTCTGTGTTTGCGCTAAATGACTGCAAACGCCATGCGTTGCCATAAACATAATTTGCCTTCTGCTTAACAGCACCAGAGACAGTTGAGAATGATTGGTAAATGTATCGGCTGTCACCAAGCAACATTTTCTGCCTGTTTTCCACCATCAATTCAGCGATGTCACGCGCCAGCTTGCCGCGCCCAAATCTGCGTTGATCATCTGCGCCACCCGGATAAAACTCATTTGTTCCACCTCTGCCCCAAAATGAAGTCACACCGGAAGTAATTTTCTTTAGCTTTGGCAGTAGTTTTATTGGTTTAATCGCCATTAGTATCTTCCTCCGGATTGATCAGCAAAACGAGCCTTGCTGACATTTGTGACTTGGTTGCCAGCATCGATGACATAATCATTCATTTCTGAATCGGTCATTTGACCTCCAGATGCACCGCCTGTTGTGACAACACGATAGAGCAACCTCAACTGCTCAATAAAATCAGATGCCGACCAATCGGCTGGCAACTCATATTGAAATTGTTTTCCTGCAACATTTGCAGATACAATTCTGGCACCACCTCTTGATTGAGTATCAAACTCACCCAAAGCCAATGTTTCAATAATTGACAAAGCGGTTGCCGCGTCTTTTGACGCTTTTATCCATATAACAAACAAAAGACTTCTCATGTATCTTTGTTATGAGCAAAAAACATAAAATTGTCAATGCGCCCAAATTGATGAAATAGTGGAGCGTCAAAGCCCCAATGTTTTCGCGCCCAATACAATTAATCTGAATCAATATCACCTGCGATGTTTTCAGTCCCAAGTGACTTGCACATTGCAGCGCAAACAACCTGCATTGCTTCGCAGTCATAAAAGTGATCGTTGTGCTTGTCCCTGTTGATCCAATCATAATAAACAGAACCATCTGGTTTAGTCTTGGCGATCTTTGCCCATGCGTTGATCTGCCTTTCATACATTGCCCCGGCATCATCGGCATGCGTCCAAATTGGTTTGCCCCTGTGATCATTCAACGACCGCATCAAACTCAATCTGTTCTTGGCTGATTGCTTGGAAAAGAAAAATTGCCCAACCCTTGCGGCTCTGCTCATGGCTGTCCCGTCATATGCATCAACTGGTTTGATGTCAGAATAAATGCGTCTAAACCCATCTTGATTTAAATAATCTTTTGCGCTGTCACCACGAAACACCATCCAATTGTTTTCAAGCGCAATCCGCTGAACCTGGTTGGTGTTGTAATTACCATCAAGGAAAACACGACAAGCACCGCCAGAACCAAGCGCATGTTGTGGAATCTTCCACTTGTCGCATGCTTCGCGGATTTCGGCTGCTGTCACCACTTTTCTGCAATCGATTAACCGCGAACGCAATGTGCCTTCTACAATCGCCCATGACCGGATCACAAAATAGTAATGATCCTTCTGCACATCAATCGTGCAAAACACAAATTGGTTTGGAACATCCCAAATCTCTTTTAAGTCATATCCACCAGCCGCGCTTTGTTGTTTATCAGCTGACACATAATCTTCATCTGCCCATGATTCTGCCAATCGTTTGCGCACGAAGTTTTCCAAAGAATCCAACGCGCCACGTTCGCGATCTATTTGCGCCAACTTGAATTGCTCAACCAAGCTTGTCCATTCGACATGCGCCATTGCGTTGTAATTGTAAAAATCAAACTTCGCATTACCTTCTGGATTCAATGCAATGTATTTACCAGATTGGTTTCTGGTTTTCTGCTTTGCTGGCGATGCGTCCAACTTGCCGCCACACAACTGACATTCGTAATAAACAGATGCAGCCAACTTGGAAAAATCAATGCGCCCGGTTGCGTTCATGTAATCTTCTTTGTTTGCCCAACGCATGCCGCCCATTGGTATTTCATCACCAGAAGCAGGTTGCCGCCAAATGTATGGAATGAACTCACCACAGCAATCGCATTGCACATGCCATGTCTTTTGCGCTGATCTGATCCACATATCATCCAATTCGCTTCCCTTAGTCTGCCCGGAAGTTGGCAAAAACATTTGCGAAGACCATGTGTAGCTGCTCATCCGATCTTTGATTTGATCCAGCCAATTGTGGCCATACGCCCATGATTCGTCTGCGCTGATCCGTTCCAATGTCTTGGAATTTCGAGCCGCCAGCACGTTGGCAGACAACAAACGTATTGCGCCAAAGTTGGTTGATGTAAAAAACTTGGTGCGCCTGTATGGTTGGTTTGGTATTAAATTCAGCACCGCATCGGTTGAATCGATCAATGGCGTAAACTTATCATCTGAAAATTCCTTTAGTGCGGCTTCAGTCAAATCATACATTGCCGCCCGTCCCGGCTCAATGTTCAGACAATACAAATGCCACATCTGCGCAATCAGCGTTTTGATGTGCTGCACCGACCCAATCAACCCAACTGTTTTGCCGCGACTCTCTGCCAATGCTTTTAATGGCTCAACGAGTAATGGATGAAACTCTGGATTAAAACTGCCATAATCCAAGCTGATGTTCCGTTCAGACCATTTGATTGGATCAATCTTTTTGTATTTATTCAGTAGCAACATCAACGCCTTCCAAGTAGTTTTCGCCTTCAGATTGAACGCAACTAATCACCCAACCCGGCAACTTCACATGGCTTTCAGATTTGGCAAGTGCCTTAAATCCTTCAAAAATGCGGCCGCCCAATATGGCTGGTGCTAGCATTTCGTATATCTTAGCTGGTGATGATTCTGCCGCCAACACTTCAGCAATCTCTTTGATCTGCGCTCTGACGCATGCGTTTCCAGCATAAACAACTGCGGCTAAGATTCGTTCAATGTCTTCCCTTGGCATCATTTCGCCCTTCTCAATGCCAAGCTTCTTGATGTGCGCTTCTGATTCTCGAATGCACTTTTCTGCCTTCAGCAGCAAATCATTCCAATGCTTCACTTCATCTGCCAAGTCTGCCTTGGTTGCCACATTCAATTGCTCAACGTAGTAATCGCGGAAGTCTTCCAACGTCTTGCGATCTTCACCTTCAACCAGGATTTTTTTTGTGGCATTGTTTGATGATTGTTTTTCAACCCTTTCAATCCCGGCCTTCAATTCCTTTGGCATGCGTTGCCGATTAAGTCGCAGCCATTTGCACAACGCTTGCATGTCATCCATTGGTGCGCCTTGTTGTTTCCAACGGCTAACCATTTTTTGACCAACGCCAAAAGTATCTGCGATTTGTTGCTGTGTCAGATTAGACATTCAAATTCAATTTTAGTTTCGCGTAAAAAAATACACCAAGTCAAATCACC